AAACGATTCTCCAATCGTGTTGAAATCCTTGGTACTTCTCAGTGACCTTGGATTCTACGTCGGTTACTGAATAACCTTTAACCAATTTCTCTTCTCGAATTTTTTTTAATCTACCTGAATTTTCATCGGGTAACTCGTAAACAATTTTTGCTACAAAGAATTTTTCATCCATAATTTAAAGTTTTTTATCTTCCCAAAAAATCGGATAATTTTTTCATTAAGTCAACTGATTTTTCAATTCCGTGGTCTTTAATGTGTTCTTTTTTTTCTTCATCCAAGTTTTCTTCGTACTTAACCCTATCTTCAGGGTTGTTGAAGAGGTATGCACCAGGTGTTGACGGTGACGATACTAAATCAAAACAAATAAGTTCAAAATCATCTTGTACTTCATTTTGTTCCCCAACTTTCTTTATTGAACCAACTCCACGAGAAGATACACCCATAGTAACACCTTGTCTCATTAAGTTAGCAGCAATGTCACCTTTAGTAGAAACAATACCTTTTTCGTGAAATCCTGGCGAAGTTAATAATTTTAATTTACCCATTAGAACATTACCATCCCACCAAATATCGGTAATTAGATGTGAAACTCTATCCAAGTCAATGAGAGATGACTCAGGGTGATTTAATTCAGAAGTTGACAAACCTTTTTTAATTGCTGTCTTATATTTTTCAGATTCTCTCTTTAAAATCTTTTCAGGATACACTCTACCGTTTCTATTAGGTACACCGTATTTCTGTAGTACTGCATAAAACTCAAAAGGATTTCTATAGTCTAATTCTTTTTGTTCACGAAGAATGTCAACATTTTTTGGGTCTGATGGTGATATCCATCCTGCATCCATTTCAACTAAAATACCCTTACCCGTTTCACTGGCATTTAATATTCTATAATCTTTCATCTTATCTTTTAAATGATAAATACTAAGTTATAGGAATGTTTTCTCCGATATAGGGTTTTTGGATGATGAAAATAAAAATTTAGTATTTCGTATGATACAATTTTTATAGATTTCTTTGATAATTTTTTTAACAGAATCTTTAACTATTGTTGATTTAAAATCTAATTCATTTTTGGTGAACAAGTTTATTTCAAGACTCATAAAACTTTTTTTACCAACCTGAATCCCACTAGTTCTCAAATCTAAATCAACGATAAAATTTTCATGAAATAGTTCTCCATTTAAACTTTCATAAACAGAATGTTTAATCTCTCTACTGAGATTCCCAACAATTCTTACCCAATTTTCATATTCATCTTTAGGTAATACCCACGTTTGAAGGTTTATGTACAATGACTTTAAATTTTTAGAATCAACAGTACCATAAGATGTTTTCAAAGATTCATATTGATTGATTTTAATTGTTTTACCTTTTTTCATTAAGTTAATTTTCTAACTTTTATTGTCCTTTTAAAAATTATAACTGAATTTTACCAAATTACCAAATATTTCTTGTATATGTTAATAGTTGTTGTAAAAGGTAACATTGAGAAATCTCTTAAAGAACTTAAGGGAAAGGTAATCAAAACCAAGCAAACAAAAAAACTCCTTGAACTTAAGGAGTTTGATAAAAAATCGGTAACTAAGAGAAAGAAAAAATTGTCAGCCCAATACAAACAAAAGATTAGGACTCAAGAACAATAGATTCACCAAGTTGTTTCAATCTTACATAATTGAGTTGGTCAAATTTTTCAGACTGAATTTTTTCAATCGTTTCTTTGATAGTTTTTACAACATCACTTTCAGATTCATTGTCTTTCAAAGAAGATAATTTTTGAACCGTATTTTCTTTTAACGTTTCAAACTCTTTTTCTAAATCTTCTTGGTTGCCAGCAAAAACGTGAAAAACATTCTTTTTGGTTGTTTCATCCAAAGTATCCAAATACCTTTGAATTGTTTGATTAGCAATAGTCACCATAGATTTTAACGGAATCTTTGTAAGATTCTCATTAATTTTAGGTTTTGACATTAACACACCTAAAACATTTTTCTTAGATTGAACCCTTTCTTGAATGTTAATTGAATTAAGATACACCAAGATATCTAAATCTTTGTATCGGTTTTCAACATTACTACCATTTTTTGGTAATTTTACATTTTCCAATATCTGTCTAATCAACGAAATGCCTTCTTCCAAATATTCTTTAGCATCTTCACTACTAAGATTTTTAGGTGTAGACAAGTCGTCATACAACGAATATAACTTCGAGTAAGATTTGTTTTCTAAAATATTATGTTTGAATTCTTTAAGAGTTTTCTTAAAGTTGGCTGGATTACTGTAAGATTCCAGTAGGTTTTTTTCGATAATTGATTTAATTTCTCCGAATGTCATATTTGCAGGGGTTATTTGGATTCATAAATAAATATTACGAACCAAGTAACTTATCCAATTCCTCAGCAATTTTTCCTAAGTTTTGTTGACCAATACTTAAATCTAAGAATTTTGAACCATGAATATCATTTTCTAAGAGAATATTTAAGTCTTTTATACTGGTAGATTCAGGTGTTACCGCAGCCTCTTCACCAGGTGGAGTTTCGGGTGTTTCAGGTGCTCCTTCTCCACCAAACTCAGCATCAAATCCGCCACCTAATCCACCGGGTAATTCTGTTGCCGCTGGTTCACTAACCTCACCTGGAGGTGCTGCCGGAGCTCCCGCACCTTCTTTACTACCATATAACTTATCCAATGTATCAAAGATACCTGTCTTAACAATAACTGTAGGAGTATTTTTAAGTTCCTCACCAATGGCTCTCTCCATTCTTTGTTGTAGTAAGTCAGTTCTAATTTCATCATCAGACCAACCAAATATGTGCTTTTTAGCCCATGTTGAAGATGCTGGTTGAATACCGTTTCCTGGGTCTGTAACAGCATCTTTATACAACAACATTTTTTCCTTCCACAAATCAACTTTTAACAAATCAGCTTGTGTCGAAGGGTTTGTTAAACCTAAAGTAAAGTTTGAAACTTCTTCTTCAAATCCCAATAAGAAAAGGTGAATAATAGCAATTTTATTCATCTCTTGCAACATTGATTTTTGAATTCTGTTGATAGTTCTAGCAAAACGAATATCCTGTAGTGCTAATGATTTTCCATCACCAACAGTTTCTTCAAATCCCAAGAATGTTTTTGGAATACGAAGTGCTGTTACAAGTTTTTTCTGAATGTATTCAATATCGGCAATTTCAGAAAGGTTTGTTGCTCCTGGCAAAGTTTCAATTGGAGAAGGTTGTGCAGGGTCTCTTACAGGGATGAAATAATCTTGGTCAACCGCCATTTGGTTGAATCTCATATCAACATTACCTGTCTTTGAATCTACAATTTGTTCTCTTTTGAATTTATTGGCAACTCTTTGTACATATGCTTCAATATCATCATCTTCCATGTTACCAACAAACACTTTGAAAATTCTCCTTTCAGGTGCTCTTGATGTTCTGTAAATTAACATTGCATCTTCTGATAACAAAAGTTGTTTCCAAGTACGTCTTGATTTTTCCAACATGGATGTACCATAAGGAAGTTTTCTATCATCCCCCAATAATCTGAAATGACCTATTTCCCATGGTTGAAAATCTATGTTTCTCGATTTCCAAACAAATTTAAGACCTTTGCTATTGTCAGGTGTTTTTATGTTAGAGGTACCCATCCTTTCCGACATACCCAACTCATATCTTTCTATTTCAATGTTTGGAAGTTGAATACTACCAATAACCCCTTTTTCAGGGTCAAGTCTAAGATAAATAAAGTTGTCACCATACTTACACGTATTTCTTGTCCACATTGGTAAGTTAGTGTTGATGTCTAAAGAATTATTAAATAAATCGGCTAATACGGATTTTATTCTTTTAGATTCTGAATAAATTTGTAGAATAAAACCATCTTCGTTTGGTGTTGTAGATTCTTCGGCGTAAATGTCCAATGCTGCGGCTATCTCAGGAGTATATTCCATTGACTCATAGTCGTAGTAACTTGCCATTCTATTTGGCTCATAATAAATTGCCTGATTGTAAAGATTACTTTCAACTTTAGCAAACTGATTTGACAAATAAAATGATTGTCTTGCTTGAAGTTTTTCTTTTTCGTATTCTGCTTTATCGGTTGTACGAAGTAATTCTTTTCTATCAAACTTATAGGTTGGAAAATCTTGATTCAATAAAGCATCTGGACCAAGAGCTCTTGATAGTCTTTGCCAAACAGTAAATTTTTGTTCTGAACTCATTTTCTATAATTTAATTCAAATAGGTCTTTTATAAATACTACTTTGGATTAAATAACCAACGATACTTTTCATAATCATCCCTTGTAGGATTATGTTGTTGATTACGATTCATCCCTGCCTGTGAAAATTGTGGTATCTGTGGATTAAAGTATTGTGATTGGTCTTTGCTTTCACTAATTACTGTTGACCAAGAATCCAACATGGCCTTTGTTTGACTAACGACTTTAACCAAAGATGGGAATGCTATTTCCGCAACATATAATGCCATGGCAATTGACATAATACAATCATCGTGATGTCCTTTTTGGTGGTCAGGTCTACCATTTATGTAGACAAATGTACCCATTTCACCCAATAATCTTGAAGACCTTACTTTAAATTCATGTCTAACCGCCTCCTCGAATGCCGCAATAATCTGAACTCTTTTATTGTTAAAATTAATTCCAGGTATTTTTTCGTTTGCCTTTGGGTCCCATTTCCATTTATTTGACATATCAACTCCGTCAATATAGAAATTTTTATATCCAAGTTCTTGAAGTCTTCTTGCCGTTGCAACACCCATACCACCTGTTAAGTCAGTCACACAGAGTGCTGAGTACATGTTTCCCCACTTGTAAGCGATTTCCGCTAACGTATCGGGTGGAAGTTTACCCACAAACTCCAAAACTTGCTCACGGGTGTCAAAATCAATAATCTCAATACAAGAAAAATCCTCAGAATCTCCCCTTGAAACATCAACACCCATAACGTATTTGTGTCCATTTTCAGGTTCTTTCCAAATCCAAAGTTGATTACCCATTAACCTTGCGTTTGGTTCTTTTATATCATTTTTTTGTATTCTCTGAGTTATATTTGAATCAAATACGTTATCACCTGAACCAAGAAAATTACATTCTAATTCCTGAGAAACTTTTCTTTTATCATATTTCAGTTTTTTAACCATACTTTCAAACCAAGATGAACATGGCCTATAACCTTGTTCCATATAGTTAAAAATTTCATTATAATCTCTATCATAAGGATTATCTAAAGGTAGTTGAATTACAATATCTGTGGAATATTCTTCCTTATTTAACAAATAATGAATAATATCCTCACATTTAACCAAATATAAGTCTTTAGTATAACGAGGGTCACGAAACCAAAACATTGGCGTGATTTTAAAATCATTCATACCCCTTTGGGCTTGGTCGTAAATTTCGTAGTAAATACGGTCGTATCCGTTAGGTGTGGAAATAACCACAACTTTACCACCTGTAGATAGAGACGCCATACAAGCCGACCAAAAATCACTGTCAGCTTCAATAAACGCCGCCTCGTCAAATATTAGAACCGTGGGGGTGTAACCACGCAAAGCATCTTTTGATGTTGCAACCGCTTTAACTTCACAACCGTTATTTAATTTATAATGTTTGGCAGCATTTTTTTCAGGTGAAAACCCAATACCAACCCAACTTGGCCATTGTTCTACAAAAGCTCTAATCTTATTTGCAAATTCAACTGAGGTTTCTAATTTGTTTGCAATAATTAGAATTTTTTCAGGTTTTTCTTTTCTAGCAAATGAGACTTTCTTACTAGCCCAAGCAGCAGTGACAGTAGATACACCTGCCTGACGATACTTTAATGCAATATTTTCGTTGTAATTTTCATAGTCTTCAACCAAGGTAACTTGGTCTTTAAACAATTCCAACGGGACAAACCTTGAAACGGTATTGTCATAAGTTTGTAGGTATGTTTTAAGAGCATAAGGAGTGCTCTTCATGCACTTCTTATATTCAATTAAAACTTGTTCTTTTGTGTAATTCATTAATCAGGACGGCCAATACCTAATCCTGTCAAGAAATCAAGACCATCTTCCTCATCTGAATCTTCCTCAGATTCATAGTCTTCGTACGTTTCTTTATTCTTCTTAGCGACTTGTAAAACACGTCTGAAAGCATCTGTTGCTTTTGACTGTTTAGAAGTATCCTCAGAAATTGCATCTCCAATAATCTTGATGAATTCTTCGGCAGGAAGTTTATAGAGTTCCATTTGAAACCAATTGATAAGACCTCTGTTTTCATCTTCAAAAACTTCGTCAGGAAGAGCAAATCTAATTTTTTCAACAATTTGCGGACCAATTCTCAAAGTCCATGCTTCCATTGGTAATGTATCAACCTCTTGTTGAACTCTTTGTCTTACATCGGCATCTTCAGGAAATCCATATCTCCCTTTCGCTTCTTCAAGACCTTTAATAACCTCGTGGCATAAAATTGGGAAAATCAAACCCCAAGCGTTGATTGTGGTGTCTGAAGCACCGTCACCATCACCGTCACCATCATCATCACTTGATGATTCAAGTTTAACAGCACCACCAATACCTTGACCCGACTCACTCATCATCTCAATCATTTCTTCCATAGTAAAATACATGAAATCGTTGATTGTCATAATACTCAAATATGCTGGATATAGACGAGGGTCAATATCATTTAATCTTGAACGAACTTCAGGTTTTTGGAAAACATAATGACCTTTTTTTGATGTACCTTGGATAATTGCGTTGATAAGATTTCTCTTATGTTTTTCCATTTCAACATCCATTTCAGGTTCTACTGTGGCGGTAATTTCACCTGGTTTACCCATTTTAAACTCGGGTGCTTCAAATGGTCCTAAATTTGCATTAATCTCAAACCAATCGTCAGGCATTTGAATTTCATCCAAAGAAGCGTCAATTGCAAGTTGCTCTAATTCTTCTTTATGACTTCTTTCAACATTCATGATTGTTTGAACATTTTGCATTTGTTGCATATAAATCATCATCCCAACTTGTTGAGATGTAATTGGTCTGCCTGTAACATCACGTAACTTATCGGCAACCTGTTTGAAACGATTGGTCATTAGACGTTGAACGTCTTTTTCACCCTTTCTAAAAGCAGGATTGGTTGCAAATGGAGACTCAGGACTAGAAATTTTTATTTCTAATGAAGGGTCCATTCTTTCGGGAGTATCCCCGTAATCAATCTGTTCTTTAATCTTTTTTGCCATCGTTAAGTATGTCTTGAATTGCTTTTAAAATTTCCGCCTTAGCAGCCTCAAGCTTATCTTTCTTAGCCTTTGGTGCAGGATTTTCGTTTGGATTTGGATTTTTACCGGGGTGTGCAGGTCTTGTTCTTGGACCTGGTTTTACCGTAGGTTTTGTCTTTGGTGGTGCTGTAGTTGGGTTTTGTTCAGCAATCATACCCATTAAATCAGATTTAGTCATTCTTGGTTTTATTGTTTTCTCAACCAAAGATACAATTTCTTCTTCAATAAAAAAAGTCATAGGTGATTTTCCTTCATCCATATTCTTTTTTACTGACCTAACACATCTTTCATATTTAGCATTTCTGTCAGAACCTAATTGTGAGTGACAGATAGCCCATGGATTATTATCATTCTTTTTAATTTCGTTGAATTCACCGGTACCATCATCATAATTACCAAAACCATCATCAGTTGAAGGACCTACTTGATGAGGGTCTTGAGTTCTCTCACCTTTTTCAAAATCCATAGGGTCTTCTTCATCTTCCTTCATTTCTTTTTCATAAACTTCAAATGGTTTTCTTTCACTTTTAAGTTTATCAATGGTTTGAGTATCATCCTTAGAAACCATAGTATTTTCTGAGAGCCCCATTTTGGTTATCAATAAATTAATTTGACTCTCAGTCAAATTAGAAATAAGTTTTTTTGATAATCCCTTATCAAGTAATTTAACGACATTAGATTTCATAAACGGTGTTTTTTTCAAATTCGAGAATTAAATCTCGTTCATAAAGTTTATTTTTCACACTTTCTTCAGATTCGCCAAACCTAAATACTAATCTACCTTTATTGTATCCATTATTATCCAACTCCCATCCTAACGCTATTACTCCGTCCATGGCATCGGACATTCCAAAATAGTCTGATTTTTGGATTAATTCAAATTCAATTTCAGTTTTTCTTAAAACACCAACTTTTATTATGTGTTTTAAATCTGGTGGTGAGGGGTATCCGTTAGATGGCATACTATCCCAAGAGGGACCCCATATATCATCTAAATCTTGTGAAAAAATAAATTCATATAAGTTATCACCTTTGTAGTCCGGACCAAGTCCATTTACATAGATTAGATAACTCATAAAATAATTCCTTCGGGAGATACTTTAATCTGTTTATTCTTTGATTCAAATACTAAATTATTTTTATTGGTTCTACCAACAAAAACATATTCAATGTTTTCTTCAAGGAATTTTTTACCCGCTAATTCTTGTTCCAAAGATGTTGATAATCTACCAACTTTTTCTGACATCATTTTAGATTTAGTACCTTTTTCTTTTTGTCTTTCTTCTAAAATAATGTTGTCAATTTTCTTTTCGTTTTCAGTAATTTCAAAATACTTACTCAATACTTTATCAACTTTACTTTCTTTGAAAATTGCATCAAATATAGGACCAGCGTTTTCCATAGGTTCTGCAGGGATTTCAACATTTGCTTCCATATCTACGTCCATATCCATGTCCATATCAGGTTCCATACCCATATCTTCATCACCCATTTCTGATTCAGCATCAACATCTTCAAATTTACTCATAACATCTTCCATATCTTCAGGAGATAGTTTTGATAAATCTAATGAAGATAGAACCATGTTAATAACATATTTAATATCTTCAGAAGTCATACCCTCTTGAGAATCAAGAGTTCTGATTTTTTGAGTTAATTTACCTGTTAATTTTTGAATTACTTTGAAGTTAACTTTTTCTTCAACAGTATCTATGTCTGATGGCATCAATTCTGATGTGTCTGACATTTCAGTATCTGACATTTCCATGTCATCTACAGGAGCGTCCGCCATTGGTAATTCAGGTTCAGGTAACATAGGTGGTTCTACAGGTGTTGCAGGTGCCTCCATTTCAGGAGCCGCAGGCATTTCAGATTTTGGTGTTTTTAAAACAAACTTTTTTTGTTCACCATAAAGAGAAACTTCTTCAGCAACATCATGTAGTGAGTTTACTTCTTTGATTAGAAGATTTAATCTCTTCAACGCTTGTCCGTATGAAGAATAATATCTTCTATTTCTCATTGGCTCGATATAATCAACGCCAGATTCATTAATAGCCTTTTTAATGATGTAACCACTTTTTTCTTTTACGATGTGATAGGTTGCGCCATCAATTAAATTGATTGAGTAGTCGGATGTATTTTCTGAAATGATAGAAGTCATACCGTAATTCGCAATCTCCATAATTCTTTGGAGTTTGTCGTTTCCTTCTAATTTTTCACTTCCGATAGGTTTTAGTTTTGCCATGGTTTTTTATTTATATTTTTTGTTTTTAATTGTTAAGTCCGTCACTACCAATTTTAATTGCACTTAAGTCAACTACATTACCAACTCTACTGCCAAGTTGTGGATTCCATGCAACAGGGTGAGGTACAGGGCCAAATAATCCCTCATTATAGGTTCCTCCACTGAAACTACCTATTTGACCTGGTCCGTATTCATACTGAACATCAACATCCAAAGTTCCAAATATTGTTGGAGTTGGGGTAACCGATGTTGTAATAGAAGGTGTAACCGTTTTAGTTGGTGTTACAGTTGGTGTTTTAGTTGTCGTAGCTGTTGGTGTTGGTGTTTTAGTTGCAGATACACTAATTGATGGTGTAACTGTTGGCGTTACCGTTGGTGTAACCGTTTTAGTTGGTGTTGGTGTTTTAGTTGGCGTTACCGTTGGTGTAACCGTTTTAGTTGGTGTTGGTGTTTTAGTTGGTGTAACTGTTGGCGTTACCGTTGATGTTGGTGTTACAGTTGGTGTTTTAGTTGGAGTTACGGTTGGTGTAACCGTTTTAGTTGGTGTTGGAGTTCTTGTTGCACCTGTATTACAAATTAAACATGAAATCCAAGGACCGTTAACCACAGAAGCATATTGTGCCAATGGGTCGGTATATCCAGCACTCATTGTGTAACAATCAATGTTTCCTGAAATATCAAGTTTGGATACTTGACCTAAAATGATTTGGTCTGAATCATAACTCTTAACCAAGAATACTCCACCGCCATCACAAGCCGTTGCAAAATAGTATTGAATAGGTAATGGTGAATTTGTTGGAGATACAGTAATAGTTGG